TTGCAAATATTCATCGTTTGTGCGCGCGCTGATGATGTAAATTTCGGAACCTTTTGATTTTTCCTCCTCCAAATATGCACGTCCGGCGTCCGTGTTCAATGTGCCGTCAAAATCAAATGAAACCCGTTCAATGTCTTTTTCCATTTCCGATTTGCCAAACGTGATGACGATTTCCTCATCCGTTTCAACAACCGATTTGATATGTCGTTTTTTCTCTTCCATTTGTTCAATTGTTCGTTTTGCCCAACGCAACATTTCGTCACCGCCCCATGCCGCAAACATGATCGAACCGCAAATTTCTTTTCCATCGGAATCGGTGAAATCCCCTTGATCATATGTTTTTGATCGTGATAAGAACGAATATGTCCTCATCAATATTTCATCCGAAATCGATTCGCGATTCGCAAGCTGATTGGCCCTTGCCCATCCAACCGGCGTTCCGCAATCCGATCCATTTTCGTCGCGATGTTTCAACGCACGTGCGGCATTTTCCGATGCCGCCTTCGGATAATTATTCCACGGCATCGTTGTCGTCGTTTTGTGTTTTCCCAACCTCAACCATGTTCATTGGTTGCAAATATGCATCGCCGCCGTCGATCGGCGCAAGGTTTTCCATTTGTCGAACATCGTTCGCCGAAATCCAACCCCACTGACGGCCCTTTGTGTAGGCCTCGTAACGCGAACGAATATCGCCGCGCAACAAACCATCCATGTTGAATCGAATGTAATATTTTGACTCACCGACAAACAATTTCCGGTTCAATTCCGATTCCCAACGTTTAACCCACGGCAGAATCGTATTTCGTTGAAACATGATCCCCTGTTCCTCCACATTGGCCCGTGTCGATGAATTTTCCAACGATCCCAAATAGGCCAATGGTAAACGGAAAAAACGCGCGATGTCCTCAACACCAAATTTCCGTGTTGAAATGAATTGTGATTCTTGCGGTGAAATTGACATCTTTTCGACCTTCATGCCCTCTTCCAAGATTGCGGTTTTGTGAGCATTATCAAGTCCGGCGTTTCGTTGTTGCCATGATCGGATCAAACGTTTGTAGGCATCATCGGACAAACGGCCCGGATGCGTCAACACCGCCGAAACGTTCGCGCCGTTTCCAAAGAACGAACCACCGAAACGATCCGCCGCCAATCCCAAACCGATGGATTCACGTGCGGCATCCAAAACGGATTTCCCAATCACACCATCAAATCCCAATCCAACAATGTGGATCATTTCGGAATCGTCAAATGTTTGTTTGTCGTCGATTGTGTAGAATTTCTCGTCCTTATAAACCTTAACCGAAACGCGATCCGGATGAATCGGAATCAATTGCAATGGATTCCCGGCATTGTCACGTTTGATCGCGATGAATGCGTTTCCATGCAAACACAAATGCGCTTGGCATGTTTCGCGGAATGTGAAATCCGTCATCATTTCATTTGGATGATGGATCAATTTGTTGATCGGATGATCAATGGCATCCAACACAACACCATCGGTCGTTTGTTTAACGTGCCACGGCATCGTTGCCATTGTTTCCGATATAACACGAACGGCGCCAAAAACGGCCGACAATTGCATCGCGGAATCCTCCGTCACGGAAATTCCGGTTTTTGATTCGTTGCCGGAAAAAAGCCATTCGGCCGGATTTGCCAATGATGTCGATGGACGATTCGGATTGTTTCTAAACGCACCTATGATTCGTCCGAATAAGTTTTGATTTTCGGCCATTCGTTTGAATGATTGTACAATTCCGGATCAAATTACGTAATCATGCGCGCCGTTCAAAAAACGTTTTTCAAATAAAAAAGGGACGTCAACCACGACGTCCCTCCAACCAAAAAACAACCACGCCCGACCGGGCTTGGCATTTCCCTAATGTTGTATTATCACCGCCGATTTTCGTTTCAATCGTTCGTTCAATGCCGATCGTGAAAACGTCACGATGCGCGAGCATTGTTTTAAATCGATCCCCGTTGGCGAAATTCGATCGACAACAAATTGTTTTCCCGTGCGAACCATTTGAATGATGGTTCCAATGGTTAAGTGTTCAATTGGTTTCATGTGACAAGATAGTTTATTTGGGGCCGGCATGCCGGCCCCGTTGTTTTTATTTTAATTTTTGCAATTTCTTTTCTTGTATCGCGATGGCATTTCCAACATTTTTGTTGTTTTCAACTTTCCAAACGATGTTTTGTTTTTTCCAAAAATCAATGACGCGTTGTTTTGACTCATCAATCATTTCGTTGTATTCCGCCTCGCTCATTTTATTGTTTGATTCATCATATTTGGCCGTCCAATACCACGCACAATCCATCTCTTTTTCGATGATTTCATTTGCGATTTGCGCGTCCGTCATTGCCATTGCTCTTTCGATTTGCGCAGTGTTTTTTGCAATTAGGTTTTTCAATCTCGCGATTTCGTTTTGCAATTTTTCAATTTTGGTCATCTTCTTTTGTGCGTCGATGATTTGTTTTGCGAATTCCTTATCACCGGCTTTTGGCAAATCGGTCTTAACAATGTAACGTACATGTTCGCGTTGGATGTTGTAACCACCGGCCCAAATTCCGTCCGTGTTGAATTTGTATTCGTTGCCATCACGACCGATTGTTGCGATGATCTCAACACCCGTTGTTCCGCTGAATGCCTTCATTGAAACCAACGTGTCCGTTGTTTTAAGGTAACGGCCAACCGCTTTGAACAAATCAACCACGGCACCCAATTCCGCTGATTCGATTGCGAATTCCGTGATTGTGAACACTTGGTTGTTGCGTTGTGCGATTGTTTGCATGAACGCCAATTGACGTTGTGCGATTTCCTTTGCCAATGGCGTCACGATTGTGATGATTTCACCTTGGATTCCCTTTGCGTTTGATAATGTTTTTAAATTTGTCATTTTGGTTGTTTTTTGGTGTCCCTCCATTGGAACACTGCTAATGTAAACCAAATATTTGAATTCACAAATTGTGGACGAAAAAAAACAATCTTTTTTTAATTATTTCCGGCCGATTCGCAATCCGTCCAAAAAACACCGACCATTTCGCCGTTTATGATCAATTTGATCATGTACCCGTCGCCCATTTCTTGCAACATTGGTGTGAATCCCAATTCAAACAACATCACGCCTAATCGTTGTGCATCTTTCAATTTCATCATAATAAACGAATGCCTTGTGTTTCATATGTTGATGATCCGGTCACGTCATTGTTTTCCATCGTCATCATTTCACCAATCGCCATGATCATCGCAATCACACCATCAATTTTGTCGCCGGCCTTTGCCTTTGAGAATTTCACATTTTCCGCGTCATCCTTTTTCGTCACAACATTTGCAATCATCCAACGCAACATTCCATGTCCGCCATGATGCAACAGTCGTTTTTTCACCAACACCTCCGCGTTCTTTATTGGCGCCGTCATCGATATGAACCCTTGCCCAAATGGATCAAGAACCAATCCCTTTTCCGTCAATTGTTGAACCAACGAATTCGAATTCCACCGGTCAAACGCAATCGATTGAACATCATAAATTTCCGCACATTCCAAAATCGTGTTTTGAATGACATTGTAATCGGTCGAATTTCCCTCCGTCACAATCAATTCATTGTTCGCAACAAACGCATCATATGATCCGCCGGTTTGATTTCGTCGTCGTTCCACCGCCGCCTCCGAAACAAATAATTTCGCCACAATCTTAATCGTATCGTCATCCATTGGAAAGGCCATCACAAATGCACAAACATCCTCCACCGCCGCCAAATCCAATCCGGCATAGCATTTTCGATTTTTCAATTCATCCAAATTGATTTCACCGGCGGATTTCATCCATTCATCATCCGTGATCCATCCGGACAATGAATTCACCCATTGATTCAAATGCAATTGTCGGAATGCGATTTCGGCCGATGGCAATGATTTCGCCTCGTTTGCCATTTTCTCAAAATATTCCGGTTTGATTGAAATTCCGAAATTCGGATTTGCCTTCCGCCACGTTTGAACATCGTGGATGTCATCATCCGGTTCCGCCTCATATATCAATGGCAAAAATGTTTCGTCATCAATAACACCCTCGCGAACACGTTTCCCGTAATTGTACAACTCATGACAAATTGAATTCGGATCGAAAACACCGGCCGTGGTAATCGCAATCATCAATGGTTGTGTTCTTGCACCCATCGACGTCGCCATCACATCCCACAACTCACGATTTTTGGCCGTGTGTAGCTCGTCATAAATTACACACGAGGCATTGGCCCCATGAAGCGTTCCGGCCTCGGCCGCCACCGCCTTCAAAAATGAATTCGTGCCCTTTTTGACAATTGAATTTTGGAACACATTGCATTCACGCGACAAAATTGATGAATTCCGGATCATTTGTTTTGCCACATCAAACACAATTTTCGCTTGATCACGTGACGATGCGCAACAATAAATTTCGGCACCCGGTTCTTTTTCGACAAACAAAACCGCCAATGCAATCGCCGCCGACAAATTGGATTTTCCATTTTTCCGTGGAATTTGGACATATGACGTTCGATATTTCCGCAAACCGGAATCATTCATTGTGCCAAACAAATCGTGGATGAAATCATGTTGCCATTGTTCCAACAAAAATGGTTTTCCGGCAAGCTCACCCTTGACATGTGTGCAAACACGTTCAATGAAATTGATGATCCGATTTGGTTTTGTTTCGTCGTGGTGCATAATCAATCGCCGTTGTAGTATTTCAAAAATGGTTTTACCGCCAACAAACAACGTTTTTTCCATCGTTGGTCCAAGAATTTAATATATCGGAATTGACGCAATGTGTGTTTCGTTGCACGATCACGATTTTCTTGCAAATTGCGCGCCTTTGATGAAAATTGTTTCGCGCCCGGCTTCACTGTCATCAAAATATTGTGATAAACAACACCATCCAATTCCCAAAAATCGGAT